CCGGCTCCGGCTCCGGCTCCGGCAACGGCGACGGCACCGGCTCCGGCTCCGGCAATTTCCTTCAAATAAAAAAGCACACAAAAAGAGATGTCCATTATATTGATTCTATACCGACAATTATAGTTTCGATATTTGGGAATTACGCCAAAGGATTAGTGATACGAGAAGATACATTTGAACTGACAAAGTGTTATCTCGCAAAAGATCCGGTAAGCGGTAAAGTTGCACATGGAGACACATTAAAAGAAGCCTCGGTGGCACTTTATGCAAAAATAATGGATAGCATGACTGTGCAAGAAAAAATAGAGAGTTTCTGCGCGCAATTTGAGAAGGGAAAGAAATACAAAGGAAAAGTGTTTTTTGACTGGCACCACATATTGACGGGAAGCTGTATGTTTGGAAGAAAGCAGTTCGTGGATGAGCGTCATTTATCTCTTGAAGATGAATATACGGTAGACCAGTTTATAGAGATTTGTGAAAACGCATATGGAGCAGAGAGAATCAAGAAATTAAAAGAGAAATGGAATTAACGCATTTCAGCCTGTGCAGCGAGATCGGAGGACTTGATCTCGCTGTGGGGCTACCGTACCAGGCTTATCCCATTTTTGAAGTGATAGCGGAATTGGAGGAGGAAGGAGACATTTATGAATAATGATAATTTGAAAAAGACGATAACTAAAATTGTAGCAATGGCGATTCTCGAGGCAGATGAATTACCATTTGTAGAAACGGCGGAATATGTCGCAAGTGAACTTATTTCGGCGGGGATTGGAAAAATGAAAACTTGCAAAAACGAAAGCAACAATAATCCAGTTGACGAGTTCATTTGTTCGGAGTGCGGATTTATGACTGAGGATTTCAGCGAAAAGAGAGTTGATATGGACGACGGAGAAGTGACATATCACGAGTTTGAATTTAGGTACTGCCCTAACTGTGGCGCAAAGGTGGTAGAAGAATCAAAGTAAAGAGAAATTGATTAACGGAGGAAGGCAATGACATTCGATGAGATGAAGGGAATATTGGAAGAATACATAGACACGAAAAAGTATCTGAAAGCGCAGGAGCGCAGGATAGCTGAATTAAGGGCGAAAATCGACGGTCTGAGCGCTGTCGACTATTCTCATGAGAAAGTTATCGCGAGTGCGTCTAACAGCTATGTAGAGGGCATTATTTTCCGTCTCATCGAATTGGAAGAGGATTTGTCAAAGACAATGGCAAAGATGTTTGCGGAAGAGGACATGATCGCCGAGCGCATGAAAGAATGCACGCAGTTAGAACAGGCGATGCTGATCGACCGCTATATGAATCAGTGGAGCTGGAAAAGAATCTGCAAACACTATCATTACTCTTATAATTCCAGGGGAGCAGTCAAAGCGGTGAACAAAGCGGTAAAGAAAATGAGCAAAGATTAAAACTGGACTGTTCAGGACACATTTTTTGTGATATAATGGTATCATCAAAAAGCATATACAAATCTCTCTCATCTTTGGAGAAATGCGTTCGGTGATACTACTGGGCGCATTTTTTGTATTGACAAAACTTGTGCGAGGTGATATCATAATGGCGGAATGGAAAGAAAGCGAACATCCGAGAGATAATGCGGGAAAGTTCACTGACAAAGAGGGGAGTTCCTCTTCCTATCGTGATGAAGTAAACGAGCGGATCAAGTGGGCGAAAGAGAATAATGTCGAGTTGCCGTTAAATGACGACGGCTCGCTCAATGATATTCGGCTGCAAAAGATTTATAACGAGAATACGAAGAAATCGGCGAATAATTTTGCTCTTAATGACGAAGAAAGTCTTGCTGTTTACAAGAAGATAACCGAAGAAGGGGGATATACAGTCGAAGAACTTCAAGAGTTGCCCATTTTCAACCGTATTCAGGAAGAAGCGGAAAAATCTAGATTCGAGAATGCCAAGCGGCTAGGAATGCCAGATGAATATGATGGGTATACATCCGATATAAAAACTCCGGAAAGAGCAGCGCAGAGGGAAAAGTGGGTCAATGATTTTATAACCGGAAACGGCGTTGAGACCCGACCGAAAACACCCTTGAAAAAAGAATCGAAATTAACGCTTGTGGTCGGACTTCCTGCGTCCGGTAAATCCTCCCGTATTGCGAACCCGTTAAGTGAAGAGCAAGGGGCGTTTATATTTGACAGCGACGAGATGAAAAAGCTGATAGACGGATTTGATGGCGGCAAAAATGCGGATGGGGTACATAATGAAAGCAAAGAGCTGCTGGAACGCGCACAGGAAAAATTTACCGACGGAGAAATGAAAGGTACGAACATTGTGTTCCCTGTAATCGGTGATAACTATAAAAGAACAATGAAAAAGTTGCAGCCTTTCAAGGATGCAGGATATGATATAGAGATCGCATATAAAAAAGCAGATACCCGTGAAAGCATGAACCGAGTAATATCCCGTGCAATCAAGGACGGAAGATATATACCGAAAGATGTTGTTATGAAATACAACAATAATAACATTGTTTCGGCGTATAATAAACTGTTGAAGAACGGGATAAAACGTTCAAAATATAGTGAAATTTAAGGAGAAGTTATTATGGTATTTGATTGTTGGTTTAACGATTTAGACCAAAAGCATTTCGACGTGCCTCTATCTGTTGTAGATGAGCAGATAGTGAAACTCTGTAAGGAGTGGGGGATTGTCACGAAGCCTGAATACATGAGTGGAATGAGAGAGCTTTTTAATAGAGACGGAACTCTTGACGAAGAGTATGCAAAGCAAGAGCTTGAAAACGGAAAAAAGTGGGCGTTTGGGGATTCAGCGAAAGAGAAGAGTTGGGCTTCACATTTAGGAGATTGATATGCCAAAGACCGAAGCGCAGAAACGCGCACAGAAGAAATACGACGCAAAAGCAAAGCGGCTTGAAATAAAGATTTTTCCGTCGGAACAGGATATTTTGGATAAGATACTTGAAGTCTCTGCAGACGGCGGATATGCCCCCTACATTAAACGCCTTATTCGTGAAGATATAGAGAGAAACAAGGAATAATCGCCTTGTTTTCTTTTTTGACAAACTTTATAAAAACATTCTAAAAAATGCTTGACAATATACTTCCGTAAGTATATAATATAACTGTAATCGAAAGGAGGTTGCAGTTATGAATAAGTATGAAGATTTGAGGAAAGCGTTGGAGAGAGCGAAAGTTCAAGCGGAGCAGGCGAGACAGGAAGATGATGGCGGAACCTGTAACTTTGATAGTCCTACAATTGATTATAGGGCAATGGGGATGCAAAAGGCGAAAGTGATAGAAACGATTAAGAACGCAGGTTTAACGTGTTTTGATTGGACGGGATATTACGGGAAGGTTTACGGATTGGTCATTTGCGGAATGACGGCAGGACAGGGAAATTGCAGAACTGCAATGGCGGAAGCTTTCTGCACAGAGTTAATCAATTGCGGTATTAAAAGTAGTATGTATTATCAAATGGACTAATTAGGTGGAAGAAATGGATTTGATAAGGAAAGCATTAAATATAGCGATAAAGGCTCATAAAGGTGCAGTGGACAAGGGCGGTGTTGAATACATCTATCACCCTATAACCGTGGCATTGAAGTGCACGACGGATGACGAGAAGATTGTGGCGTTATTGCATGACGTAGTCGAGGATACGCCGATGACCTTTGACGATTTGAGAGAAGCGGGATTTCCTGAGTACATAATAGAAGCGTTGGATGCCATTACAAGAAGGAAACCGCAAGAGCAGACTGGCGATGGTCGATGGGAGTATATCAAGCGTTGCAAAGCGAATCCGATTGCAAGAGTTGTCAAGATAGCAGACCTTGAGCATAACAGCGATTTAAGCAGGATAACAAATGTTTCGGAGAAGTTCAAAAAGAGGGTGATTGAAGAGTATCCGGCAGAGATTAAATTTTTAAAAAAATAAACGAATTATTATCTAAAAAGCGCTTGGCGGTTGCCGGGCGCTTTTTGTCAAAAAAATTTGTCGTTATTTTGTAAAAATACTTGACATTGTGCATATAATAATAGTACAATGTAATTACAAAAAGCGGAGGTATTAAAAATGACGACGTTAAACATAAGAGTTGACGAGAATCTGAAAAAGCAAGCGAATGAATTGTTTGAAAAATTGGGGCTGAATATGACAACGGCGATCAATATCTTTTTGAAACAGGTTATCAGAACGAACGGTATTCCGTTTGAGCTGGTTATCGAGACTCCCAACGCAGAAACGATTGCGGCGATGGAAGAATCGAGACGCATCGCCCATGATCCGGACGTGAAAAGATTTACCAATGTTGATGACCTTATGGCTTCTTTGCTGGCAGAATGAAGTACGAAATAAAATTTACGACACGGTTCAAAAGGGATTCAAAGCTGGTGGCGAGACAGGGTAAAGATCTTGCTAAGCTCCGCGATGTCGTTCTGAAACTTGCAGACAAAGTACCTTTAGAGGAAAGGTTCCACGACCACGAGCTGGTCGGTGAATACAGGGGATTCAGGGAGTGCCATATCGAGCCTGACTGGTTGCTTATTTACGAGTATTACGAAGATATGCTGATACTTTCCCTGACCCGTACGGGGTCTCATTCGGATTTATTCGGATAAATTAAAAGGTAAAAGAGAAAGCGTATAGCAGGAAAGCTATGCGCTTTTTTATAAGAAAAAGGAGGAGAAATGGCGAAGCTCACGGAGAAGGACCGCGCCTCGATCATAAAAGAATATGCGGCCGGAAAGAGCGTGCGGGAGCTTGCAAAAAAGTTTACCGTTTCTCCGACCGCAATATCAAAGATATTGAAGTCCGTAAAAAGTTTACAAAACGAGGGGAAAAGTTTACAGAAAAGTTTACAGCCGAAGCAGGATAATCAGGCACTTGCGCAGATGATTATCGACAAGGCGGTTGCGGGATTGGTGAAAGATATCGAGAAGGCGAGCGTAAAGGACAAGCTGCAGGCGATCGAGCGGCTGTCGGCGCTTTACGGGATCGAAGAGAATAAGGACGGCAAGATCGAATTTGTATTTGAAGTCCGGGATCTGACGAGGGAGAGCGATGAGAGTAGCGGCGACGATACCTGAAAAGTTTTCTGCTTTGCTGGATGCAAATGTCAGGAAAATCGTAGAAGTAAGCGGGCGATCTTCTGGAAAGTCCACGACAAACGAAACGGTAGCAGCCGGTCTTATGTTACGGCACAGATCGAATAACATCTGGTATTGCCGTGCGGAAAAAGGGGACGTAAGGCCGACGATATACAACTCGTTTCTTTCCACGCTGCAATTTATGGGAATAGATCATCTGTTCAGGACATCGCTTTCCCCTATGGAAATTACCTGTCTGGTTACGGGGGCGAAATGTTATTTCGGAGGGATCAACGGAAAAGTAGCGAACGACCTGAACACGACAAAGGGATTTACGCCGCAGGACAAGTCTCTCGCGATGTTTATCCTGGATGAAGCGAACGAGGCGAAATCGTCTTTGCACGTCAGAGCCGCGGAAACGACGGCGAATAAATTTCTGAAGGCGGACGGAAAGATTATATACGCGTACAATCCGCCTCCGGTCAGAACGCATTGGGCGCACAGATACTTCGGAGACGAGATAAAGAACGGAGCGACCCGGATCTACACGACTTATGAAGATATCTATCAATTATTGAAACCGGCGACGATACAGGAAATCGAGGAGATGAAAGCCAACAATCCCCGCCAGTTTGCCTATTGGTACATGGGGCAGATGGTATCGCTCGAGGGGCTTGTATTATATACATTCAAGCGGGACAGGAACCTGTTTCCGCTCGAAAATTTCAGGAGGATGGCGGCGAACGGCTACCATCCTCTTTACGTAATATACGGCGTTGACAGCGGAATCGTGAAAGATGCGACCGCGGTCTGTGCCTGGGGCGTTATGCCGGACGGCATCCTGTTGAAATTGGGGACTTTTTATCTGAATCCGAAAGACGAAGGGGAGCCGATCCCGAACTCAATGCAGGTGCGATCGATGAAACAGTGGTACGATGAATTTTATGCGCTTATGCGAATGCACGGCGTTATGATGCCGGGCGCTTATAACGAGTGCTGGGTATTTGACAGCGCGGTTGTAACGCAGGACCTGATGTTTGAATGGCAGAATCACACCGGATTCTATTGCCGGGCAGTTGAAAACAAGAATATCGAGCGGGACATTAAAAGGCTGCAGAACGGATATTTCAGGGGAATATTCCGTGTTTTGGATATTCCGATGAACGAACCGAGTTTAAGAGAGACGGAAACCTTTTGCTATGACGAAAACAACGAGATTCCCGACGGACAGGACGATCATACGATCGACGCGGACAAATACGCGACGGCACACTATTATTACAATTACATGACAATGAGCGGATAAGGAGACATTATGGCTTTTCAATTACCAAAATATCTGAAGCGTTACCTCGATACGAAAGGGAGGATTCCCTTTGAAAACTACACCAATAACTCCACGTATTATTCACAGCTGGATTATTACTGGATCAATTACATGGAATACGTGATCCGTCCGTGTATTGCATACGGAAGCGGCGCGGTGGACGGAGTGCATAACAATGCGCTCTCATCCGGGACGGGCTTTGCTCTCGTAAACGGCGCGTCCCGCGTGGTCAGGGGAGACAAAACCTATTTTGAAGGAGACGATTACACCTGTGAGAAGCTGGGCGGCGCGTGGGCGACCTACTCCAACTTTTCAAAATTTCTGGATCGGGCGATACGCTTTACCATGTTGTGCGGGAGCGCCCCGATCAAGATCGATATCGACAGATTGGGAAGATCGTCCCTGTCGGCCGTAAGGCTGGACAGGAGCCTGATTTCCACAGACGACGCCGGGAATGTAAACAGCGCCGTCTTTTTTGTTTCTATTCTTTCAAACCTGAAACGGGAGATCGGAGAGCAGATCGAGTATTGGCTGGTTGAAGAACGGAAATATAACGAAGCCCTGAAACCTGTAATCGTTTACAAAGTATTCCGCAAGAGCGGCGTGGCAAATTCTCCCACGCTGCCGTCTCCGTATCAGGTGGGAGTATCTTTCGAGAATCTTCCTCCGCGGGTAAAGCAGGAACTTGTGCGGAACGGAATCAACAGACTGAACGAAGAAATGGAGCTTCCATTCACGGACGGGCTCGGCGTATGGCTGCTGACGCGCACGGGCGTAAATTCATGTGTTCCGGATGCGCCGTTCGGCGATCCTCTCTTATATGGTCTGCTCGATCTTCTCTGGTCGCTCGACGTCGTTTACAGCGGCTCGATGATAGACGTTCTGAACGGAGAAGGGAAGATCCTCGTGCCGAAGCAATTTCTTCAGGAGACGATGGCGCGGCTGCAAGCGCAGAATCCCGGCATGGCGTTTGATGTGACGACTGCGGAACTGGACGGATATAAGGACGAATCGTTCGTCTATGTCATGCCGTCTATGTTCGATAAGGATAAAATGGCGCCGACGCCCGTCCAGTTTGAGATAAGATCGACGGCGTACAGAGAAATGTGGGAGCTATATCAGAAGGAAGCCGCCGTTCGGGCGGGATTTTCTCCGACTTCGATCTTTCCTCATCTGGTCCCGGATAATTCCGCAAAAACGGCGACGGAGGTTACGGCGGAGGAAAATCTGACGCGGGCGAGCGTAAAACAATTTCACGGCTTATTTCTTCCTGTTATCAACCGTGCGATACAGGAGATCGCGCGGCTGGAAGGGCTCGACGACAACGTAGAGCTGAAGCTGTCCGATTATATCGGGAACAAACTGCAATCAGACCAGAATATCCGTGAAAACTTTGCGGCAGGTCTGATACCGAAAGAAGCGGCGGTGCAGGCGATCAATAATCTCTCTGCGGCGGAAACGAGGGAATACCTGGAAAAGCTGAAAAACGAACAGCAGGAATCAATGGAGGCGGCCTTCAATGAAAGGGATTATTTCGGACAAGCTGAATCCGCAGGCTTTGACGATAGAAGAAGCGGAAACGAAAATCAGAATACTGATCAAGCGGGAGATATTCCGCCTGACCCCGAAAAATGATATTCTGAGACTGGCGGCTGTGATTATCAAAAATGCCGTGAAAGAGCTTAAATTGCCGGTTTTAAAGGACGCGGCGCAAAGAAGTCTCTGGATATTTGCGAACAACCAGTATAACATCATCCGGTCTTCATTGGGAAATAACCTGTTGCTCGCGGCGGCGTTCATTTCCGTGCTTGGAGAAAATGGCGAAGCAACGCTTCCGAAGACAAGGGCGAAGGAAATCATAAGGCAGTATGCTCCGCAGGCGCCGCCTGACTTTTACGGGGTGCCTATGCAGAAATACGCGCAGGATTATCTGAAAGAAAACGTAAAACCGGTTGTAGACAGGCTCGTAAAGTCATTTCCGAAAGACCCGGACGATATCAGCGGGAGAAATTCCCTGCGGAACCGCGCAGAGATGGAAGTGCGTTATGCGAGGCATCAGGAAGAGTTGGGGGAACTGAAAGCAAACGGGGTAAAACTGATCATCGTATCCACGCATGCGGACTGTTCGGAACGGTGCCGGCCGTGGCAGGGGCGCGTTTACAGCCTGGACGGGACGTCCGGCACGACGAGCGACGGGAGAAAATACGTGCCGCTTGAAGCCGCAACCGATCATTATTATACGACGAAAGCGGGAAAGCGGTATAAAAACGGATTATTCGGCTTTAACTGCCGTCATTATAAAATTCCCTATGAAAAAGGGCGCAGATTTACGCGCTATGACGAAGAGACGGCAGAGAGAGAATATCAGGTCACGAAGAATCAGCGGGCGTTAGAGCGAAAAGTAAGGTATTATAAAACGCTTGCGATCGAAAACAGGTCAATCGACAAAAAGGCATATCAGCTGGCAAGGGAGAAAGCCGTAGAGTGGAATAAAATTTATATCGACTACTCGCAACGGCATAACCGAGCGTATGATCCGTCGCGGACACAGCTTTTATGATAGAGCGCCGAAAGGCGCTTTTTTTATGCCCGAAAGGAGGCAGGACAAATGTTTGATTTTTTGAAAAGAAAGAAAAAGGAGGCAGAAGAAACAATGGCAACGACTGACGAAAAGGAAGTCAAAAAGGCCGAAGAAGACATCGCCGAAAAGGGCGAAGATTCTCAGACCGAAAAAGACAGGATCGACGAGAGCGTTGCGGCGCAGGAAAAGGAAACCGGAAACGAAGATTCCCAAACCGCAAAAGACCGCGTCGATGAGAGCGGGGGCGCAGAAAAGGCCGATGAAAAGAAAGCGGAGGAAAAGACGGAAGAGAAAGGCGACGATAAACTCGACCGGCTGATTACCGCGATTGATAAATTGGTCGCCGCGCTTACGCCGAAGGAAAACAGGGAACCCGATTCATTTGATCAGAAATACGGGTTCAAGACCAAAGAGCCGCCTATGGCGGGAGCAAAAGAGTACGGCGAAAAAGAAATCAACGCCCTGCTCGGAAAATGAAATTTGAAAAGGAGTAAAGAATTATGGCAGTAATTGAAACAAACGGACTTTCCGACCGCGGATTGTATTCGCAGGTCATGGCAAACCTCGGCAAGGCTTATTCGCAGTACGGCGTGGGGGACGGCAATTATCCGAATGTAGACGACATTCTGACGGACCGCGCTCTCTACAACGTTTGGATGCGAAACCTTCTCAACGCAAAGATCTTTATCGACGGAATGGGGGTAACGAACAGGACGGCGCAGGCACAGGGCGTATCTTCGGTACGCGTGCCCATCATGGCTCCGCCTCCCTATGTTCCCCGTACGATTACGATGCAGCCCTATACGGGAAGCTATCTTCCCGGCACACCCGGCAACGACGGGCTGGAAAACAGAAATCTCCCCAATACGCCGCAGACGGACGGGTTCGACGTGTATTTTAATCAGCTCTACGATCAGCCGACCGTCATTTATAAGCTGTCTCAGAACATGCTTTCGCTTCCGATTGTCGCTCAGTATACGGGGATGATTCCCGATACCGTCGCGAACATGGAAGATTCCACGATCATGGCCACGCAGATCAAGGGGGCACTTTATCGCGCGGCAACGACGGAGAACGCAAACGTCGTCGACGTAGATCTCACCAGTACCGACGACGGTTATCTGCAGCAGACTATGAACAAGGTGATCGGACTGATGACGAACCCGCAGACTTCCTGGGCGGAGGGGATCGTTCAGTATGACCTTGATCGCTGCGTCATCATCATGAAACAGGCGTTTTTCGATCTGCTGTTTTCAGTTAAAAACGGCGTTTTGATCAACGGCGGCAATCTCCCTCAGGAAATGCTCCTGCGCGGCGCGTTCACCGAAGACGGCAGACCGAAGGGGAATCTCATCCGCGGTATGTATTCGGGCGTGTATATTAAAGTAGTCCCCGATTCTTATTGGAGACAGGCAGCCGCGTATATGGGGATTACCGCAGATCAGTTCGCTGAATTTGACAAGATCCAGGCATATATCGCAAATGCGGAAGGAACTGCGTTCGGCCGTGCCGACACAACGATCAACCCGATCCCCAATCCCGGTTCCGGCGTTGGGACCAAGATTCAGAATCTGTGGCAGTGGGGCTGCGGCGTCGTCCGTCCTTCTGCTCTCGGTATCGTAATTTCAGATCTTGAAAACTTTACCAACCCGGTCGATACCAACGGCAATATCGTTGCTCCCGCGGACTTTAACGAAGTTATTTCTTCTTACGGCACCGCTTCGGTCAACTACGGCAAAACGCAGAAGATCGGCGTGTACGGAAGCGATGATGTGACGACCGTTACCGCGACGATCAAGGGAACGGAAAGCGGAACGCCCGCCATCACGAATGCGTTGCTGACGATTACCAGCGACGGTAAGCCTGTCGGCTTCACGAACAATGCGGACGGTACTTATACTTACATTCTCGGAAGAGGCAAGACCGCAACCTTGAAGGTAACGGCTTCCGGCTATACCACACAGACGGTCAATGTAACGTCCACGAATACTGCAAGCGCGACTTATGCGCAGGCAATCAACATGGTTAAGAAGTCTTAACCGTTTTTTTCTAAGGGGTTTTCGTAAAAGCCCCTTTCCAACGCCGTGACTGTGGCGTGACCTTCCTAAAAACGGCTTTTCCTGCGGGTTTTGAGCCGAGATCAAAGCCCGCTCCATTATCAGGAGGCAAAATATGTTTTACAATTACAGGGCCTGTGCCATCGAACCGTATAATGACGAATACATGGTGTTTGACAGCTTTTCCGAACAGTACAAACTGACGGAATCCGCAATCCTGCGCATGGGAATCGATTTGCGTGCCAGGCTTGCAGAGAGAAAAGCGCCGAATCCGGAAATGATTATCGAGCAATTCCTCAATGACGTTTCCACGATTATTTATGCCTATATTCATGATTACAGCGTCAATAATCAGGAGCAGGACTGGTTGATTGCGCACATGCCGTCGGCACGTCCCATTATTTTCAGGGCGTTAAAAGAGCAGGCCCCTTATCTTTTGAAAGTCGGGAACCTGATGTATTCGATCAAGCCGGAGGAAAAAGCGGCGGCCGTGATCGATTCCGCAAAGACAATTCTTTCGACGCCGCTGAAAGAGACGGGCAAGGCGCTTACCTATATGGGGGTGCTGTGATGTTCGATTATCTGGATATTTTAAGCGGGAGATTCGATCAGACGCTGACGGGCGTTTATTACAGGACGCGGCCAAACAGTCCGGACGACGAGAGAATCGAGTTCAATTACGAGCCGGTGGACGTGAAGAGCTGGGCTTATAAGCAGCTGTTCGGAAATCTTGAGAACAGCGAAGGCGCCACATACGCGATCCGTACCAACGACGACGAGGGCTATAAAGTCGGCGGATATATCATAACGCAGGGCGGGAGCATCTGGCAGATCGTTCAGGTGGAGAAAGATATCTTATCCGGGAACAGAGAGGCTTTTCGCTATCTGAAAGACGTCCCCGCCATTCATTACGTCATGCGTTTAGTGCAGGTAGAGGACTTATGGTTAACCGAGAGCGAATAGAAAGCGCCTTTTTTCGGACCGTTAAGACGCTGAGAAAGCTCGCGCCAAAAGATACTGGGAACCTCGCGTTTAACGCCATAAAGGGAGAATGGAGCGACGAAAACACGTATCACATCTATGTAGACGAGAACATCGCTCCGTATATGGTTTACACAAACGAGCCGTGGATCTCTTCGTATTGGAGAGGGAAACAGAATCCGAACGAGCATTGGTGGAACGCTACCATTCAGGAGATTATAAAGTTAATTTCCGCCGATTTACAAGGAGAACTGAAAAATGATTAACTTAAAACAGATAGCGAAAAAGATTGAAACAGACCTGAACGCAATCCTCAATGCGGAAAACGGCTTGAACAGCCGCTTTGTCAATGAAAAATACCTCTTCGCAACGATGTCGGAAGCGGGGAAGTACAAGCGCGGAAGGCGGCAGGGAAACCAGATTACGCACTATATTTCAGGGATATTATCGCTCATCAATTCGAGTACGGCGACGGCGAACGGCGGCGTGGTGATGGGCGTATATAACTGCTCATATGAGTTCGCAGTCCCTTTGACGCCGCCCCGCCAAATGAAAGTGAAGAAAGAGGACGGAAGCGAAGAGATCGTTGCGCTGGAAGAGACGGAAGAAAACGAGTTTATCATGCCGCAGCTCTTGCGCCCGGTGGTGGATTCGTATTTCAAGGCGAACAAAGGCGCGCAGTTTACGGACGAAGAGGGAATCAATTATTACGGCGGTTTCGAGTATTCGTTTCCCGCCACCGGCATATCTTCCACCGCGGGGATTATCGGGAAATACATGCTGATGACCGTCTATCTTACATACAACTTCGTGGAAAACGGCGTCAATTCCAGCGATTTCAAATTTTATCTGGACGGAATGGAATTGCCGTTCCAGACGTTTGTATTCAACCGAACCTCGACGACGGAGCCGAATGTCTATTCCAACGACGAAAAGGGCGTTGCAAAAAACATCGCGGCAAATACGCAGATCAAGGCGGAGTTTACGATCCCGGCGCTTCGCGACAATGACCCGATCGGTTATATTTACGGCTTTTTGATGAGTGCGGATAAGAATGTCGCGCATGAATTAAAAGCTGTGATTCCGGGCGCTGCATCCGATCATACCTATAATGTCATGATAACGGACGTGAGCATGGCGGGGGAATACGTAAAGAACGCGGGGCTTACCGTTTTGATGATTGAGATCGTAGACGACGAGGAGGCGATCGTCCCGCTTCCGCCTCCCGCAGATGCCTGGGTGATCTCCTTTACTCTGCCAGAGAGTTATGTCGGCTATTCTTTCACGTTTTCAGATGCCGGCGGTAAAGTTGTCAAGACGGCTTTTTCTTACAGGGGAGACGGAATCAGCGGAACGGCGGAAACGGGACAATTTATCGATGGAGTATTCGAGGCGAAAAAGTATGAGAATTTCTGGATTATCCCGCAGGAACAAATCGCAAGCATTAAAATCTGGACGGGAACAGAATTTGTTTTTGTGGACGTCATAAAGGAGCCTGATCATGCCTAATACAAACGAATATCATCTCTATATCCACGTGGACGAGAAAGAAAAGGAGACGGAATCTCCCGTCTCCAATTCCTCCGCGGAGAAGAAAAAAGATAACGCCATAACGAAAGATGCCGCCCAAAAGGTAGGAGCGGCAGTAGCGATCTATAAAACGGCAAAAGGTTTTGCGCAGCAGCTTATAACACATCAAGTCAGTACGATAGAACTGAGAACAGGTGCTTCTGAATATCAACAGAAAATGCAGTTTATGTATAACATCGGAAATTCTGCGCTTGGAATTTTAGAGAGTATTGCGCTTGGTGCGGCAGTTGGTGGCGGAGCGCCCGGTGCGCTTGTCGGCGCTCTTGTCGGAATTACAGGACAGGCAATTTCCTACGCACAGGCGCAGAATGTCATCGACTTAAACAGAACACTGGAAAGCATGACGATCACGCAGAATAACGTGCGTGCGGGGACTGCAAACAGGAGGTTGAATTACTGAAAATTTTCTATTTTCTTTTATTTTTTGAAGGAACTAATAAAATTTGTTGACAATTTTAGTAAATTGATTATAATTAAATCAATAACATTTATGTTATAATTTATTAAAAGGAGGTTCAAAATGGAAAAATGGCAACTGATATTTTATGAACGTAGTGGAAGATGTCCCGTTCAAACATATCTCGATGATTTAAGAAAGTCGAATGAAAACGAATATCGGTTGCTTATGGAAAAAGTAAATTTATTGGAGGAGTTTGGAACAGGAGTTACATATTTTCTAGGAAATAAATTTTATAAACCTTTAAGGGATGGAATTTTTGAATTAAAATATAAAAAGCATCGATTATTATATTTTTATCATAAAAATAAAATAATAATACTTTTACACGGATTTCGAAAAGACAGTGACAAGACGCCTGAAAGCGAAATAGAAAATGCAAAGAGAGAAAGAGAGTATTATTTAAGTAAGGAGATATAAAATGAAATTTTCCGAGTATAAGGAATCGGTGGTACAAAGTGATAGCAAATATGAAGAGATCTTTAAAATAATGGATCTTAAAAGACAAGTTATTACAGAGTTGATTAGAGCAAGAGGGGAACAAAAACTTTCTCAAAAAGATTTAGCAGAGAAGTGCGGTTTAAAACAATCTGCAATTGCTCGTATCGAAGGAATGGAAATTAACCCTAGATTAGATACTCTAATTAAAATTGCTTATGTATTAGGTTTACAGTTGAGTATTATGAAAAAAGGCGATTTTTTAGAGTTTAAGTCTTACAAAATGATGATACAAGATTTAAGCATAAGCAATAACGTTTATTCTAAAAAGATAATGTATAACACAAGTTTTCCCAAAGAATATATTATGAATTATAAGGGGTTCTATAATGAAGGCTGAAAGCATATTAAAGTTTAATGGCTATGTGGTTGAAAAATTAAATTTTCAATTAAATAAAAAATTTGTACATGAAAAAGAGATCGCAATTTCTCCTGCATTTAATAGAGAGATTGAGAAACTTGATGCAAATAAATATTTGGTTCGGGTAAAAGTTGTCATTGGAGACCTTGAGTATGAAGAACAACCGTTTTACATTGAAGTAATATTGTCTGGTAAATTTGAGGTTGAATCAGAAAAAAGAAATAATAATCTTTCGTTGATCAAATCGAACGCAACAGCAATATTGTTCCCATATTTGAGAAATGCTGTTTCCATGCTTACGGCATTAAGTAATATTCCAACGTTAACGCTTCCGGTTTTTAACATAGTGGCATTATTTGAGGAATACGAAAAAAAAGCAAATGAGAAATAATAAAAAAAAGACGGCTAAGCCGTCTTTTTTCATCTCCGCCCACCCCTAAAACACAAAAGATTTTGACTAATTTTGTCGATTGCATGATAATTTTAGTTAAAATGTGGACAATTTTTATATTTAAACAGTATAATCTTACTGTTGTTACTATTATATTTTATAAGGAGTATGCAATGGAGAAAGGGTGGAAGCTTTATTATGGGCTTACAATTTTGGGAATTGTAGCAGATATATTATGGTTAGCTATCTCCCTTATTATAATGTTGGTCGAAAAGAAATTTGACTTTTATCTTTTTTTTGGATTAACAATTGGATTAGTATATTTAATATCGCAAGCTATTTTTATAAGATCCGTTAAAGATAAATTAAACGAATTATCTGATGATCTTGAAAAAAAAGATAATCAGATTATTAAAATAAAAAATAATATAGATAGTGTGGAAAGCACTTTATATAAATAATAAATGAATCGGTTTAAGACGGAGAAACTTTAAACGATCGTTGGGGTATTATATGAAAAAGAAAATTGGCTTAACAATACTATGGTTAGTTTTGATGATTCCGTTTTTGATTCTAGTTATACAGCAGTTTCAAAATCAATTCGTTTTATTCCAATTTTTTAATATAAAAATAATGTGGGATAAGATAAAAACAATTTGTACAGCAATAACGCCTTATATAGGGATATTATTGTGCATATACTGCATTGTGCGTATTTGGATAAAAACTCCGAAAGAACGCTTAGAGTATGAAGAAAACAAAAGGATAAAAAAAGAATTAAAAGAAAAATCAATTATCAACAAAACTAAATTGCAAATAGAAAAAAGAAAAAAGGAAATTGAAACACTAGAAAATAGACTAAATTAAGACGGGGTATCCGTCTTTTTTCATTTTAAAGAAACAGGCGTCCGAGAGGGCGCCTTTTCTAATAAAAATTTTTTAGGATGTCTTTATGGCTATCATTACTTTTACCACAAAACTCAATGGCAAACCCTATCCGAAATCTGTTTTTCCGTTAAAAACAGGGAACCTTTTGGATGAACAGCTCGATGAGGCATATTTGACAATGGTTCTTTGTAAAGAGGAGCATTTCGATATGCTGACGCGCGTTCAAATTGACGCAAGGACAAAGAACGCATACGGTCAAGTAACGTCTGAAAAGTCTTTTTATTATGTAATTGCAAACGACAAATCGACTTTGACAATTAAGGATAAAAAGCTCTATAAGCATGAAATTTACTTGATCGAAGAAACCAAACTGTTGGAAGGCTTAGTCGGAGACAGCATTGTATTCACAAATACTTTGGGGAATCTTTATTTAGATCAAGCTCCTTACTCTGTTTTGGTTTATGAAAATGCCCCGAACCCTGATGATTTTTATATCGTAACAGAGAAAGTAATCAAATCAGTTGTAAAAAATGGTGAATTACTTTATCTCCCCAAAATGTCGGAAGTTATGGCTCCAGGTGCTGTTTATATTGGGGAAGGAAAATCATGGTATCGAAGCAATGCTGTTTTATCTTATGAGATAACAATAACACAAGGAGGGGAAGAGATTTACCGACTATCACAAAATGATTTGATTTATGATCCAGACAATGAAGGTTTTACATTTGTGGGTGAAGAGACTCCGAGTGTAACTTTAAATGAAGGAACTTATAAATTATCATATTTTTTAAGTTGGTCGGATCAGATAAATGGAGAAGGTGGTTTGCAGACCATTGTTTTTAATTTCAACGCAACATCCAACCGTTACCCCCTCAAAAAGTGGACGATCACCGATGTTGTCCAGCGCACGCTTGATCTTATTGAGCCGCACCTTGACGGCTATCCCAACCGCTTTACTTTTAATGAGGAACAGGCGGAGGAATATAAAAACGTAATAGCCCCCGAATTTGCGTTTACAAAGGAGAATCTCCGCGAAAGGTTACAGCAGATAGGGGGCTTTATTCATGCCGAGCCACGGCTTAGAAACGGGGTGATTTACTTCGATAAATACGGAATGAATGACTATGCGGATATGTATAAAACGCCGTATACGGGAAAAATGGTTTGTCAGGATATCAACCACTATGCGACGAATCTCGACAGTTCGGTAGATAATCTTGTCAGTCAGCTTTCTTGGGCGAAAGGGGTTATTATGGAGCCCTTTGCGGGCGGCTATCGCTCTGTCAGGACGGAATCCATGAATGTGCGTATCACAGAGGAGAATATGCTCATTCAGACGATTTTCCCCGTTTATCAGGTGGAGAAACTGACCTGCGCTTATATCAAAGACGGAGAGATGATTACGTGCGATATTACGCCGTATGTGTTTGAATCGGTAGATTATAACTCAAATCTTTCTTCATACAGTGAAACATATCCGACCAGCAAGGCATTCGGGGTTTATTATACGCAAGGGGAAAGGAATATCAGGGGCTTGAATTTCAAGGTGCCTGATGCAATCAGCGATATTCTGCGAAAGTACGCTATTATCAATATTTTGGAAGCTGTAAGCGGGGAAAATTTCGGCTGGTTTGATAAGATCGACTATCCGACGCTCATGTTCCAGATCACCTACATACCGATATTTTCCACGAGAGTGACGCAGACAAAACAGTATATCGTGGGAATGCAGCACCCGTTTGCACTGCCGTATAATCAGGGGGCGAACATGATAGAGACCTCATATTACGGCGAGAACATGAAGGGACTTATCGCGCGGCTGGGGAACGTGGAAAAGACACTCACGTATATGGTATACAACCTGAACAGGATACCGAAAGCGGGGCAGCTCTTTGACGATGAATATTATATCTCCGCGGTGTTTACGGAATTTATGCCGAGTTATATCAAGGTACAGCTTACGCTTTCCAAAGACTTTAACAGGCTGTCGCAGTATATCAACGTACCGAGCTATAAGCGGTTTTACGAAGTATCGGAGCGGCAGGCGTTCCGCAGAGAAACGCTTTACACGGATTATCTGGTGATCGGTAACGAAGTGGAAGACGACGGACAAACGCTGCTGAATCCCACGCAGTTTTTTTATTATCTGAAAGCAATTTTCACGCAAGACGTGCACGAAGACGCTAAAATTACGGCGGCGCGCGTTTGGGGAAAAGACAAGGGAAAAAATAATCTGTATGAAAACCCTGTCATTATGCCTGTACTATCTACTGCAATGGGGACGACTATGAATTTCTCCTTTTCAGCGGAAGACAATTATTCGGCAGGGGCACGGAGTATTGAGCATAATGTAATGAGCGGCAATAACGAAGTAACTGGATATTGGCAGCAGTATCTGCCTTACGGCGATTATTACGGCAGAATGTACTGGCTCAGCTTCCAGTTGGTGACATCAATGACGTACACAACGCCGGAAGCGTATCTGCAAGCGGCGCTTGACTTCCCGAAAGATCAAAGGGAAATTCCGACCATAGAAACGGTCATAAGTGCGGTAAACACTCCGATACTCTACCGCAAAGACAGCCGCGAGATAATGAACTTCACCTATCAGGCGAGTTTTGTGACGAATCGGAAAAACATTGTAATAGGCTCTGCGCTGGCGGCGATGAACCCGCTGATCAAAGGCTCCGACAGGGATAATCCCGCGGGGCTTTTCATTTCTCCGCACAGAATCAACAAGTTTGATGATTTCGTCGACGTAAGCGAAATGACGCAGCAGGACTGGACGGGCGCGGAAGACGTGACGGTAGACGGCACGGTCATGCGTTTAGGGCAGATTACGGCGAGTGTAGAGGGGAAAGCGTGGGCTATCGTCTATTCGCCGAATCAGGAAGATACGGAGATCACGGTAGAGGACGAGGACGGAAACGTGACGACGCAGAAGATCCCCGTCGGCGATCGGCTTCTGATTGCCTGCAACATGGACGTATACGCGGGGCAGCTGATCATATTGCCGAGTATATCCATTGTACACAATATATTCAAGGAGACGATGACTGTCGAAGCGGGCAAGTATCGGTTCAGCGAGGTGGTTTATGCCGTATCTGCAAATGTTAAAATCACAACGCTTGCGTTTACAAGCAATAACCAAAGTTATACCGGAATGTCCTGTACGTATAATTCCGAAACAGGAACGACAAGTCTTTCGTTCATCAGCGAAGACGACGGGACAGGTTATGAGGTCTATAATTCCGCCGGAGAATGGACAAATGCCGCTTTCAGAAATATCGAGGTGACTGCGGACAGTTCGGTGGGAATAAAAGAGTATGAGTGGTTCAAAGAAAATACGCAAGCCGTTGAATAAAAGGAGGATAAGAAAATGGATGAAAAGACGTGCGCATTTATGAGACTGGCGAAGGCGTTGCAAGCCAACGCGGAGAAAGAGGCGGAAGCGGTCAAGGGCTATACGGAGCAGTTAGAGGCGATTTTAGCGGCTCAGGAGCTCGCTGACGAAGAGGACAGGGATTTCCTTTCCAAGCTGTATGAAGCGACGCAGGAGAAGATTTCGGACGAATTGAATCACAATCAGTCGCTTCTGAACGAATACGTTGAATTTACGGGGATACCCGTTGCGGAGGAATAAACATGATATTTTATGCGGACGGAGAGGGTACGATCTTTAAGGCGTACCCTACACAGGTTTATCAGGGGAGCGCGGAGGCAAACAGAGTGATCTTCGTCGCTCCCTTTGCTACCTCCAACATGGTAAACGCCTATTTTCAGCTGCCGCACGGCGTGTATGCAGGTCCGTACCTGATGACGAACAAAGGGCTGCTGATGAACAATGACGTACCGGTGGAGCTGGACGGGGCTGTGCTGAACACGTGGGAGCTGAAAGTCCCCTCGGCGGTCACGCAGTACGCCGGGGTAGTGAAAGCGCAGTTTTTCGCGCTGTACAACTCAAATGAAGAGAATGAAGAGGACAGGCATAACGAGGTGATTGCGACCTCTCAAACTTCCTTTACGGTACAAAAAGGGATTCCGGCGGGGTTGCCCTCTGCACCGACAGACGACGCGTATAAGTTGATCATGGAGCAGCTGTCGTATATCATTTCGACGCAGAGCGAGCACGAGGGGAAAGCGCAGAACGGAGAATACCCCGCGCGGTCTATTAAGGAATGGGGTTCTTATTTTACGTACGGGATCGGGGAATATGTAATTCACCTCGATACGCTTTATTATTCAGACACTGCGCCGGGGAATGCCGAACCCGGGAAAGAGACGGCAGACCCGCCGCATTGGAGAGAGGTGTTTTCGTTTGATACCGGAAACGAATGGGGCGCCGAGATCGAGCCGCTGAAAGCAAGAGTTACGCAGAATGAGAAAGATATCGACACGCTTCAGGCACAATATACGGTAGCAGTACAGGATACCAATAAACTTTGGGTTAGGATTACGAACGGAGAACAGGTCGGTGCAGATTCTATCCGAACCCCCGGGGTTGCGTCTACCGTCGTTATGTATTCGGGGCGTTATTACTTTTTCCGCCGCGGAACAGATAATTATATCATGCGCGCAAAGGTAAGCGACATATTTACGGAGCCCTGGACTTCGGACGGAGGAATCGATGAGACGAAGTGGGAAGTAGTCTACAACCTCGGAGAAATTACCGACACCGTGATCGACGCGGTGAAAGAGTTTATTGACCAGATCTCCGGCTCGTCGTTTGAGATCGTCTCTAAAAACCCTGATACGGGATATCCGGACGTAGAATCCCCGTCTAAAAATATCATTTACTTAACGCCGAAAGAAGACGGTGCGACGGGGGACAGTTACGATGAGTGGATTTACACGAACAACAAGTGGGAGCGCATCGGCTCGACAGAGATCGACCTCTCCGCATACGTGACGAAGACGGAACTAAGCAGCACGCTTGCATCGTATGTAACGCAGACGCTTTTGACGCAGACCTTGCAGAACTACATAACAAGCACGGTTTTAACGCAGACACTGACGAACTATGCGACAAAGCAGTATGTTGACGAAGCAGTCTCTTCCGCCGGAGTAAAACAGAATGAAGTCATCCATAGAGCCGTTGTTTCGCCGAGTGAAGAAAGCGCAGACTTTTATGAAGACTCGGGAGCGTTATATTACAAAAACAGACAGTTTACCGAGAAGATTACAGTAAACAATATCGGTACATTCACTTTCTATGATAATACTATGCCGGGAAAATCTGCGACTACAGTCGGAGATAGAATGTTTGTAAAAAGCGGCAATAAAGTGTATGAGATATTTGAAGATAGCACCTATGAAGAATTTTATATGTATCCTGAAACTTCGTATACATGTATGTGCGGAAGCGACGACAGCTTATATTTCTTTTCTAAGACAGACTCATTTGTCTCTGTATTAAACATCAAAACGATGTCTTATGAAAAAAAAGATTTGAACTATTCGTCTGTTTCAACGATAAATGCTATCTGTTACGGAGACGGGAATATGTATTTGCTTTCTGGTAGTGGAAGTGCTTATAAAATAATTACTTATTATTTGGCGACAAATACTTTTAATACTGGAACGGATGTTATAACTTCACGTGAATACTGGTATGGAACAAATATTGTTTACGATAACGGGTATGTTTATTACATGAGACGGACGGGCGTAAATAATGCTGTTACTCTTGCTACAAGACTTATGAGGTTGAATGTTGCGGATAATAGTAAAAGCAATGTTTACACTTTATATTCGGAATATTATGATAAAACAAAAACCGGTTTTGCTCTTGGTGTACTTCATAATGTTGTATATATTTTTGGAGAAAGCTCGGTCGATAAACAATTAAGTCTTCAGTATCGGTATTATTCTCAAAAATATATATGGGCTTCCGATAAAGGCAAATTATCTAACAGTCTTATAAATGGTAGTTTCAATTGTGTTTGTTTGTCTACATCAAATAAAATTTTTGTTTTAGGTGGACAATATTATGCCTCTGCAACCTCTTCAAATGTAAGCAACCGAAATGATTTTGTCGTATTTACGGATGGAAGTTATACGTATACCTATGAAAGAATCGGCGCTTATAATGATGATGTAAAATCTATTAAGTTATCGCTATCAAATAATAAACTTGGCGGGACAATTACTCTAAATAGTAATGATACTATTCAAATACCTGAGATTGATTTAACATCTATGGGGTATGATTTACCGCAGGCGACAAATACGGCGTTAGGCGGCGTAAAAATGCCCTCTGCGGCTTCGGGGCAGACGGAGAAAGCGGGAATCACGTCAGACGGCTATCCCGTCACAAAGCCCATTGTAAAGCCTGACGGCGTGAACGTAACGCTAAGCGGAAAGAACCTGAACGTCGAGGTTGAGCTTGATAACGACACGAGCGTAAGCGGGCAGGCTGATTTGACTGCGCTGACTGAAACGCCTGTCGCCACGACGTCGGCAGTCGGCGGAATCAAGGCGCAAAGCGGATCGTCGGACGGTCAGAATTTCCCTGTACAAGTGAACTCTGACGGAACGGCGTTTATCAACATACCGATTTATAACGGGGAGGTGGAATGATATGGCTATAATAAGCGGGAAATGGCATCTTAATGATGTTTTAACAGGAAACGGGTTGGGAGAAAAAAATATAGGTGGGTTTTCTTATGATTGTAGTTTTACCTCAAATAATAAACAGTATTCTAGGTTGTCCCTTTCTGCCGATAGGGATAGTAATAGCGTTACATACCTTTGGTATCTTTATCCTTCGGGTGAATCGCTTAAAAGCGATCTAGTGTATAAAAATGGCGAGTATGTTTTATCTGATTCGTATAAATACATTGATTTCGGCAAATCTGAACAAACAGTTGCAGACATTGTATATTCGTGGTTATCTGAAAATGCTACTACTGATTGGGTTACCTTTGAAAAAGAAATAACAACGGTAGAGGGAATCAAACTCTTAACCTCGGGGAAGTATTGTGAAAAAGACATCAAAGTAACGCCAGCAAATCCTGAAAACATAGTAGCGGGGAATATTAGGAGCGGGGTTCAGATTTTGGGCGTAACGGGGAATTATGCGGGAGAAGGTGTTACCTTACAGGAAAAGACGGTAACGCCTACAAAAAGCGTTCAAAACATCACTCCCGATACGAATTACGACGGGCTCAGCAAAGTGACAGTCAATGCAATTCCCGCGGAGTATATTACACCTGCGGGGACACTGCGTATAACGACAAACGGGACGAAAGACGTCACGCAATATGCCAACGTAAATGTCAATGTTTCTGCGCCTGAGCCGACCTTACAGGAAAAAACAGTTGCGCCGGGAAAAACCGATCAGGAGATCTTGCCTGACGAAGGTTACGACGGATTGAATAAGGTAACGGTTCAGAGTGTCACGCTTGATGATTTATCCGGAACGGACGGTACTGAGCAAATGCTCAATCCGGGGACGGGAAAGATTGTAAAAGGAGGCATGGCGGAACTATACAGGATTCAAGCAAGAGCCCTGAATTTGGATAGTAAGACAGTAACTCCTACGACTTCGCAGCAGACAGTAACTCCGTCATCTGGGAAAGATGGTCTATCTCAAGTCACGGTCAACGCGATAGAAACGGAGACAAAGGAGGTAACGCCTGGCACCAGCGAACAGATAATTACCCCAACAACGGGAAAGTATCTGACCTCTGTCACAGTCGGGGCGATCCAGACAGAGACAAAATCTGCTACGCCGACGAAATCAACGCAGACGGTAACGCCTGCAAGCGGGAAATTCCTTTCCAGCGTCACGGTAAATCCCATTCCGTCGAATTACATTATTCCGACGGGAACGAAAGAGATCACGGAAAACGGAACTGCGGATGTTACCCAATTTGCAAGTGTGAATGTCAATGTTCCTTCTCCGAACGCGACTGTAACAGAAAACGATGATGGAACAGTTGACATTGCAATCAATAATTTATGAGGTGAATTATGGCAAGTGGGTTTTATTTATTGATAGTAAATTTTGATGAAAACGTAGAAAAAGTTAATATACAAAGCGGAGATATAACCGTGCAGGTACAGAACAGCGGGAAAGAGATTACACTCAAAGGAGATGAAATCTGTGTTTCGGTCAATTATAAACCTGGATACAAATTATTTAGTCTGATAGCGACTGGATCATGGGAAAATGCCTTTTCCGAAATAAAAGACGGAAAACTTGTGATGAAACCGCTGGGGGATTTCAGTGGAGCTATCACCGTAAAAAGTAAGAAGGTGGAGGTCTAGTTATGGCTACAGTTAGTGGAATAAAAGTGTTCAAGGATTCGATTAAGTTTCCTTCTAATATTTTTCAGGTAGTTGATTACACATGTCCTGACGAGCCTAAGTCTACTTCATTTCACTCAATGATTATAAGTTCTTCTCTAATTTACAGCACTGGAATAGACTTTTCAGGGGGAACTTTTACTACGGTTTACGATTCAGACGGATGGGCAAACACTTATTACAAAACAGTTGATTTTGGAGAGGCAGAACAGACAGTAGATGATGTTTTCTTTTCGTGGCTGGATGAAAATATTGTAAAAGAGCCTGAGACAAAAACCATCCGCACTTTGACGATCAACGGAACCGTAACGACAGAATGGAACGGAAAGCCTGTCAAACAGGTCACTGTCGACGGGGTTACTTACAAAATGCCGGAGACGGTTGAGCCCGCTCTAATCGCTTTCATGATAAGTGGTATAGACTATCAAGCCGAAGAGGGAATGACGTGGAGCGAATGGGTAGCGAGCAGTTACAATAGTGGCGGTTATACAGAATCCGACGGAAAAATCATGCGTTTACGTAAATTCGTGTATACTCCGACGGGAAGTGTGGACTCTTCCGATGTCATAGATCCTAACGAAACTTATACAGAGGGGACAGGCGGTGGTACGGCGAGTTAAAGGAGCAGAAAGATGAAAACAATCATAGTATATCCCTCGCTCGGGATACGGGACGAGGTGGAAGAAAAGGAGGACGAAAATGAAACTGAATCTTAGCGCGGCGGGGCTGTCGAGATACGACAGTCCCGTTCTTTATCTGACGGACGACGAGCACACGGTGATCGACGTAGGCCTCCCGAAATTGAGCGGGAGGTTTTATTTTGTCGGGGAACTGGGCGGATATCATTTCTCTAAGGAAGTCACGAACGGCTGCCTTGTCTTTCAGAAAGACCAGCTGACGGTCGGGGAGATCAAGGGAAGCGTCGTGCATCTGTACAAGGGAATCCGGATCCGCGAGTATACGGTTGAGCCGTTGATCGTGACGACAATCGGGGAGGCGGATATTTATTCGGACGTAGAGAAAAAAGTCAATGAACTGGATGAACGCGTGAAAACGCTCGAGAAAAAAAGAATTATCAAATAGGAGAAAGATTATGAAAAAATTAGTTGTGTTGTTGGTTGCATTTATGGTTTTGGCGTGCGGCGCTTTTGCCGTCACCGCGGTGTTTGCGGAAGAAATAACCGAACCGCCCGCAACGGAAACGCCGGATACAACGCCGGGGACAGAAGGGGAGGAGCCTGTAACTCCGCCCGAAGATCAGACGACGGACGCAGAGGAGGAGAGCCTGAAAGACAAGCTGAACGCGTTGCTGGAAAAGCTGAAAGAATCGGAAAGCATGGACTACTTTACGACGACGATTTTGCCGCTTCTTGTGACGGCGGGCAGCACGATTCTGGCGGTTTTGGCGCTGTTGCTTCCCTTCCTGAAGAATCATTCCCGTTATAAGCAGTTACAGGGCGTGTATGCGGAATTAAAAACGGAAAACGAAAAATTACAGGAACTGTTGAAAAGCACGGACGTGGGGCAGATCAAAGACGGATTGGCGGCGCTTTTGGGTGACGAAGTCGTAAAAGCGGTGGAGACGTTCAAGATAGACAAGCAGGCGCTTTCCGAAGTAATTACGCAGTTGCAGGAGCTCCATGCAATGCTGAAGAAATTAACAGAGGGGGCAAAGGTAGCTTGGGCGGAGAGCGGCGCGGCGGTGTCGTGCCTTTGCGAGAATACGTCTCAAACGGTGTTGGAGCGGCAGAATCTTCTGATTTCCGCGCTGGAAAGCTATATCGTCGCGCAGAAGGGAGACGAAGCGCAGAAGATCCTGACAGATATCAAGGAAGAAGCGGGGGTGTGACAATGACGAATCTCGGGAAATGCCGTTTATACCGCATATACGCTTTTCTGACCTATTGCATTCCCATGATTATCCTGTTTGCGGTCAACAATAAAGCGTATATGTCAGGCGGCTCTGCGTTCGGATTTTGGGCTTATATCCTGCTGTTTTTCTGTCTGATCGCATTCAAGAACATATTTCTGAAATGGGTTGAGAAGAGGGCGACGCTCGTCATGAGCGCCGTCCTCATGATCTTCTCGCTGATGATGATTTATCTCGCGGAGGAAATGCTGCTGATCTGCGCGGTTTCGCTGGTTGCCAGCATTCTTTCCTACTTTGTTGACGTCGTCGCGGACGTCTATTACGCGAACGCCTGGATCGCAGTCAACGGGAATACGCAGAATTTACAGCGGAATACCGCCCGCGCGCTCCCGGACCGGGAGGCATGGAGGATCGCTTACGGCGTGGACGAGGTGAAACATGGAGAGTAAATTCGATTTCGACATGAATAATCTCGCCCCGAAAAAGATTCAGGCGGGCGTGAAGCTGTCAACCGTAAAGGGCGGCATCATGGGCGCTTATATCGGCGGCGCAGTGATGAACTTTATCGTCTACGCCTTCGTCACCTTCGCGCAGATCTCTTTCGGCATCGCGGGAGGATTGGAACAGGCGGGCGATCTTCTATTACAAAGTATCATCTATTTTACCTGCGCTTACGTCATGTTTCTCTTGACCGTGCAGATCGGCGCGGAGCGGGCAAAACAGACGCAGTCGTTTATCCAGGCGAAAGAGCGGTACGAAGCAGCGCGCGACGGGCTGATCAAGAATCACGGAACGGAAATTAACGAGTTTTGCGAATGGTACGTCCACGGCGAACTGAAGGCAGCCCGCACCAATTCTTTGACAGAAATATCCATGAGTTACGAAGAATACGAGCGGGAATACCTCGGATTGGGGAAAAAGGCGCTTGAGAAAACGGACCTATCCAAACATGAGAGAAAAGTCGTTTGGAGAACCAATAAAATATTGCCCGTAAAACTCGAATCCTGGATGATTACCCGTTCCCGGAAAGTATCCTTTCATCGGATTGCCGTTGCTTCTTCCGCGCAGGAAAAGAAGAGCACGGACAGCAAATTGCATTTTGCGATTTCGCTGATCACGACGCTGGCAGCTTCCTTTGCGGTAGTAGACGTGGCGAGCGCGTTTTCCATGCAGGTACTTATCCTTGCGCTCGTGCGGCTGATTCCCTTTATCATCAACATTCCGCTGGGGTTGATCCGCGGTTACGGGCTTTATGCGACGCGGGAAGTATCCAACTTTGAATCGCTCTGCACTCTGATCGATTCCGCAAACGTTTATTTTGAGGGGAAACAAGAAATAGCTCATGTGAGCAACGAGACGGAAGAATAGTAATTGCCGATATCGTTTTCAGCGGTTAGCACCATTCTAAAAGGAGGTGGTAGCCAATGAGTATATCTATATCGGAAATAACTATTTTTCTGTTAGCGGTAGCAATCATAAAACTGGTCGATAAAATAAATAAGAAATAACCTCCCACTGCAATGGGAGGTTATTTCTTTTCCAAGCTAACCGCTGAAAACGATATCGTTCACATCAATTTTATTATATTACAAAAAAGAATACTTGTCAACTCTATTTTTTATTTTTATAAATCAATTTAATTATTGATATAACTTAGTAGACCCAAAGAGGGTTTAATGTACATTGCGTTATCACTGGGGCGCACAAAATAAAGGAAAAAAGCACGGATTTTACCGTGCTTTTCTTTAATTATCCCGTTCAGATGTGAAACACTATTTTAATTCCTTTCGCCAATCAAAAATTTGGCAATCTTCAAGGGGCGTTTTTGCTCCTTCGACCAAAGATTCCGCCATCCAGGGGATGCTGCATAAATAACAAGTTTCTTCCAAACTGCGCAGATACTCTTCGCTGATAATCGCTGCATTGCCATTTTTCGTCGTGACAATAATCGTCTCGTCGTTTACAGCGGCCGCGTCCAAATAGCCGGACAGGTTTTTACGCAAAGTGGTTGCATTCATAATAAGCATTTGTTTTCTTTCAATCAAAATTATATTATTTTACCCTCCATTTTATAATAATTTCTCCGTTTTTCTGTAAGATGATCCGTTTTATCAATAATCGTAAGAACTGCCGCTTTTCTTTTTGGGTTAAATTATCGTAGTTCAGCTGTTTCTCTTTAAGGTAGTTGATCGTTATCAGCGGCTTATCGATCAGCTTGTTTTTCTCATCTTCCAAAATAATTTTCTTTTTATCGATACTGTCTTTGATTTCTCTCGAGCGTTTTTCAAAAGTATCCTTTGTGATTTTTTCGTCCAGATAAAGGTCGAGCAGCTTATCGTTTTTATTTTCCAGTTCGGAAATTTCTTCTAATATATTGCCGAAAACATTTTCGGATACTGTTTCCACGGCAAAATCCTGGAAGTCAAATTGCTTTATCTGCGGCTCGATAAGAGAATCCAGGGCAGACGACTTATAAATCAGATTTGTGCACTTTACGGGCGTATAATGGCGGTCTCTTTTGATTCTTGCGGCGCATCCGTAATAAGTATCTTCGTGAAAGTTTTTTCCGCCGTTCACCAAAGCAGAGTAGCGCTTGCTTCTCTTTCCGACATAACGGTTTCCGCATTCTCCGCAATAAAGCAGTCCTGTGAGCAGGTAAGGGCTCGTATCGTGTTGGCGCCCGGCGCGGTTCTTTTCCATTTTGTCTTGCGCTTGCAGATAGAGGGAATAGGGGATGATCGGTTCAAAATTTTTCCCTTTGAACAGCTCTCCTCCATACGTGAAAAACCCCGCATACATGGACCGTTTGAGAATGTCTCTGCAACACATGGGATTTTTAAAAAACGGGTGATTATATTTTGCGCGTGCGTAAGGATAGAGTTTTCTGATCGTAAAATCCTGATTGACATATAAATCAAACAGATCGCGGACGATTTCGGCTTCTTCCGGAACGATCTCGAACGCCTTTTTTTCTTTCAGCAGCTTATATCCGAACGGTGCCCCGCATTTCCCCATGCCGAGCATTTCGCCGTTTTTGACGCGATCCCATTTGCCGCTGGAAAGGCGTTCTACCACGACCTCCCTTTCCATAGCGGAAAAAGTCGCGGACATGGTAAGAGAGGCTCTTCCGAATGCAGAGGAGAGATCTATTTGTTCGGAAAGAGAATACAATTTTACGTTATGTTCCGCGAAGAAATCAACGAGGTTTAAAGTGTCCCGGACATCTCTCGAAAGGCGATCCAGCCGGTAAATGATTACGATATCGACCAGATGCGCTTTTACCGTATTAAGGAGCTTTTGCAGGGCGGGACGGTTGGTCGTAGAGCCTGAAAAACCGTCGTCTGAAAAGTTTTGCACGAGATCATATCCCATCGCCTTGCAATAGGATTCGATTCTTTCCTTTTGCCCGTCGATGGAATATCCGTTCTTTTTTTGTTCAAGCGTCGAAACGCGTACGTACGATGCGGCTTTCAAAATCTTGTTCTCTCCAATATCTGTATTTTGATTGTACTACTTAACATTCGGGGGTGTCAAGATTTTTTAATATTTACATCAGCCCTTTTCTCTTATAATATTGAACGGCGCCTTTCAACGTGTTCAGATCAACGTCAAGCAGCTCGGCTATTTCTCGCTCATCATCACTGAATTTTGCCGCCGCAATAATTTGGGAAACAGGGGCGATAAGCTGATAGGAAAAGTTTTTTGCCCGCCGTTCGGCTTTTTGAATATTCTGTTTATACAGAGGGTTTTTTATATCCTCGATATAATGGAGTTGATCTGTCATACAGTGCCCAAGCTCATGAGCGAGGACAATGCGTTCATCGGATTCGCTCTCTATCAGTTTTCGATTCAGAGCAATATAGTAATAACCCATTTTTAGCGCAAGACCTTTGGAGCCTCTTATATTCCAATCAAATGTTTCTATCCCATTTTGTTCGGCATAAAGATATAATTCATTTAAAGTCATGCCCCCTTACCTCCCGTATAAGAGGATAATATCATATAATGTTGACAAACGCATGTCATATTTACGGAAAAAGTTTAAAAAAGTTCAGGAAACGGTTGAAATTATATCTAAACTTTATATTTCAAGTTAAAAATTTTACATTTCAAAATAAATATTTTATTTTTTCTTTTCTCTTTCTTTGATAAATTCCACAAATCTCTCGATATCTTCCATGCCTTCCTCGGAGACTTCACCTTCATACAACGCTATACGGGGGGAATGGGAAGGTGTTTGTTGGTCAGAAATACCTAATAAATAATCAACAGATACTCCAAAAAGTTTTGCCAATAAGTCAATCGTTTTAGTATCTGGTTCCGCAATATCTTTTTCCCATTTACCAACTGCTTGTTGTGACTTTGATACATATTCTCCTAGTTTTGCCTGAGAAATTCCAAGCCTTTCTCTTTCTTTTTTAATGTTTTCACCTAATGTCATCTCAAACCTCTCTCATTACAACTATTAGTTTTATTATACACATTTTAAGTTGTTTTGTAAAACGAAAAAAAGTTGTAAAAAATGCTTGACAACAACTTGAAGTTGTGATAATATATAGGTGAATAAACAACCTGAGGTTGTTGTTTCCCCCTCTCTGCTATAATGAAGGTAATCGAGAGGGGGACGCTTGTCAAAAATAATGTCGAAAAAGAATTAAAAATGTTTGACAAGCGTATTTCCCTTAATAGCAGATTCCGAGGTCGCCAAACCAGCCAATACTTGTTGCTACACAAGAAATAGAAATGAACAATCACACTCCCGCGGAGTTTGCTATTAAGGGAAATAAAGTAAAGGAGTTAAAGATGTCAGAGAAAAAGAAGAGAAAGGAAAAAGCTAATTGCCGAGACAAAGACATGATAATTCAAATAATTGGAATAGCTGCATCAGCTGGTTCACTGATACTATGGGTAGCATCTTTTATCATTTTACTAATGAAAGGATAAAACTCACCATAGCCAAAAGGAATGATAGTAAACTGATAGAAACATTGACAATATTGACAATATGTTGCTTTTTGTTATCTGCTTTATTGTCTTGTTCAATTATTTCTATCTTTCGGTTAAACTCGGCGAATTGCTTTTCAATACGAGCGTTGTTTTCAGAAAGGATTTGATTTAATTGAGATTGTAAAATCTCTTGATGGAAAAACTCTTTATTCTGCAAATCTTTTTGGTATTCAATCTGTTTGTGGAGTAAGTTAAGATCGTGGAAGCGTTTATCGACTTCATTAGATTTCTCGATCATGCGTTTCTGAAAATCATCCATACAAAGCACCTCATCATTTGTTGGTAAAATTATAGCATTTAAAGTAATTAAAGTAAAGGAGGAAGAAATGAAGTTAAAAGAATTGATGGCTCAAAAGAGATGGAATATCACTTCTTTCGCCAAAGCGTTACATAAATCCCGCTGTACGGTGTGGAACTGGTGCAACGGTCATTATTTGCCGAATGTAACGGATATAAAGGCGATGGCGGAACTTTTGGAAGTTCCGGTCGAAGAAGTAGTCAACTGTTTCGTATAAACGGACAAGCGAAGAGGAAGTTCGGACAAGCGATAAAGCATACACTGAACGGGAGGACAAAGATGCCGGCGAAAAGAAATACGGAATTTAAGATCATTCATGAATTTGCAGACGGCAGAATTATGACCGGAGAAGAATTTATGCAAAAACCGTTTACCGTATCGTATGAAAAGAACGAAGAGATATACGAACAGGCACGGATCGCCTATGCTCCCGACGAGTATGCTGCCGAACGAAAGAGAAGGCAAAGGGAATCCGTCGTTCAACGCAGGGAAGCGTTGAAGCTGGAAGCGGAACGGATAAGAGCGGAGCTCGAAAAACTCGATCAAATATAATCGAGTATTTGGAGGACAAGCTGTGATATTACAAGCGTATCTGGAAATTTTAAGAAAAACAATCAAGGAGGTTACAGCAGATGAGAGAGCTGAACAGCAAAGAGAGAAGCGCAGAGCGGCAGAAGTTGATGAAAGCGGCGTATACATTGAAAATGTATTGCCTTGACACTTTCTGCCCGCGGTGCCCGTTTTACCGGGAAGATTCGGAGCCTATCCGTTGCAGACTATCCGGTATGACGCCGGCCAGCTATGACGTTATGGAAGCAGATACGGAGGACTGAGATGAGATTAGAATATGGAACGATAGGCATGACGAGCGAGGGAAAGCCTGTCAAACGGCTGTTTTTCAACGGGAAGATCGATCGAGACGATCCGCACTATGATCCGTTTTTCGATTATCATTTCAGGTATTCCGATTACGACAAGAAGTCGTTGCTGCGTTTCGATTCTCAATATGACAATTTTGATTCGCTTCTTGAAAGGGTGGTGAATAAGTGTCAGGAGACGGGCGTTGGAATTTCGTTAAAGGCGCAGTATTACATCGATTACCGCTTCAGAGCGAAGGCGGAAAAAGAGGCGAAAGCGAGAGCGGAGTTTGAAGCGATGGAAGCGCGGCGCCTGGAACAGCGGCAGATGATGAACCCGGAATATCGGATAGCGCATACGCCGTGCCCGGGGGATTGCTCACAGTGCTATTTTTGCGACACCGGTTACGGAACTTCAACGAAATATTGCAGGTACTTAAACGATCGCTACAAAAAACAGGGATACGAAGGGGAAGCCCCCTGCGACTGGCACGGAAAACCGATGCTTGCGTACATTGTCACGTATGAATCGATGATAGGGCGCGGAAGACCCGAAGAATGCCCGTATCTGAAGAAGGAGAGAGCAGTATGAACATCTATGAAAAGCTAGCAATCATCCAGCAGGAACTGAAAGCGCCGAAGGATCAGTATAATTCTTTCGGCAAGTACAGCTACCGCAGTTGCGAGGATATTCTGGAAGCTGTAAAACCTTTATTAAACAAGACGAAAACCGTCTTGATTATGTCAGACAGAATTGCGGAGGTGGGCGCAAGAACTTACCTTGCGGCGACGGTAAAACTGATTGACACGGAATCAGAGCGAGGCGAGAGCGTCGAGAACACGGCGTTCGCCCGTGAAGACGAAGACAAGAAAGGATTTGACGCAATGCAGCTGACGGGCGCGACCTCTTCCTACGCCCGGAAATACGCCTTGAACGGTCTGTTTGCAATCGATGACAACAAGGACGCGGACTACTCGAATAACGGTACAGAACAGAAGAAACAGGCGGACAAGCCGCAGAAGAAAGAAGCAAAGGGATTGACTTACGAACAGGCAGTGCAGCTGACGACGCCGAAGGGAAAAGCATTCGGAGACTGTACAGACGACGAGTTAAAGATGATTGTAGAGAAGTGTAAAAATCCGACGTGGAAAGAGGGTGCAAAACTTATCCTGAAAGAGCGCGAGCACAGGTCGTTGGAGGCCTATGCGGAAGAGTTGGCGAATTCGGATGGGAAGCTGCCGTGGGAGGAATGATGATCGAATTTCAGACAGGGAAGCCGGAACTCGGCTTTACGTTGGAGGGAGACGTCAGGGTTTCGTTTACGGCCCCGAAATCCAAGCTGAGAGCGCTGTTATCCTTAGACGAGGGAGAATATGCGCTGACGGTGAAAAAACACCGGAAAGCGCGCAGCCTCAACGCGAATGCTTATGCCTGGGTGTTGATCGGGAAAATAGCGGAGAAACTGCAGACGGACAATGAAAGCGTCTATCTGACAATGCTCGAGCGTTACGGGGTATTTGCGCATCTGATCGTCAAGCCGTCGGTCGTGGAGAAGGTAAAGACGGAATGGCGGACGGTTCGGGAATTGGGAGAAGTGAGAGTGAACGGAAAGAAAGGCGTGCAGCTTCAGTGCTTCTTCGGTTCCCATACATACGACACGAAAGAGATGTCGCGGCTGATCGATGGGATCGTGTCGGAGGCGAAAGAGTTGGGAATTGATACGAGGACGCCGGAGGAACTTTCCCTGATGTTGGAGGAGTGGGGCGCATGAACAGTCTTTTGCAGGAAGAGAAAGAGTGCTTTATCTGCGGAAAGACGACCGGATTGCATAAGCACCACATATACGGAGGCGCCAACCGGAAGAAAAGCGAAGAGAACGGCTTTTGGGTGTGGCTGGCGCCCGAGTGGCACAACATGTCCGGCAACGGGGTACACTTCGACAGGACGCTGGATCTTATGTTAAAGCGGCTCTGTCAGAAGGAGTACGAGAAAGGGCACACGCGGGAGGAGTTCATGAAACTCATCGGCAAAAGCTACCTTTGAGAGGAGGAAAGAATGATAGGGAAACCGGAAGTGTCAGAACTTGACAAGAAGCGAACGCAGGAACTCTATACGTACATGAAGCTGGTCGGGCGACCGTGCACGAAGGAGGAGCTGTGCAGGGTAATCGGCTGGGAGTACAACAAGACGAATGACCGCAGGATCCGCGAACTGATCAACCTGATCAAGAAACGGCGGCCGATCATCGCGACGCCCGACCAGAGAGGTTACAAGGTGGCGACGGACAGGGAAGACCTGGAAGAAGTCGTGCACCAGTGGCGGTATATAGACAAAGTGCAGGCGGACTTGGAGGAGACGAAAGGCCCTCTGATGAAGTTTGTGGAAAAGATGAGGTGATATATGGCGGCGCCGATCAAGGAAGGGTTGGATTACTTTCCTTTCAGCGTCGATTTACTGGATGATGAAGCGCTCGAAAGAGTGCGGGACGAATATGGAATGATGGCGAATGAGATATATATTCTCACGCTGTGCTACCTGTATAAGAAACACGGATATTACATTCCATACGGGACCCAGAAAGAGAAATCCGACCTGACGTGGTTTATTTATAAGAGAATTAAAGGCGGAAAGTATCAGGTACAACAAGCGGTCGTGCCGAGAGTGATTGAGGCGTGTGTGGCGCAAGGACTATTTAGCGGCGAACTCTACCCCAGAAACATCACTTCGGAACGCGCACAGGCGACATATTACAGCGCCACAGTGGAGCGTACGGCCGTCGCCATTAACCGGGAGATATGGTTATTGAGCGACAGTACAATGCGGAAGTTATCGAAACGACATCCGTATTATATAAGCTTGCACCCGGAGAATAAATCGTACGAAAAACGGAGTAATTCGTACGAAAAACCCAGTAAATCGGACGAAAAATCCCTAAATAAAATAAAAGGAAATATAAAAGAAAAATATATAAAAAGAAAAGGAAAGGAAGCCCATTTTACCAACGAGCACAAGTATACGTCGGAAGAGTGCGAAAGCATGATCGACGACATAATGGCACTTGAAATTTAGGAGAAAAGAAGCAAAAATGACTAATTACGAAAAACTTTTCGGAACACTTGAAAAGGCAACGGCATGGCTATGCAAAAGCATGAAATGCGCTTACTGTCCACAACGATTCGGGTGTAAAGTCAACAATCGCGAAGAAGAATGGGACTATTGCTACTTACAAATCGAAACTTATCTTAAAAGAGAGGTAAATGAATGAATCCCAATGTAATGTTTTCGTCTAAAAGCGAAATATGGGAAACACCGATTGATTTTTTTGAGGAATTAGATCGGGAATTTCATTTCCAGACGGATGTATGCGCTTTACCGGAGAATAAGAAATGCGCTCATTACTATTCTCCGGAACAAGACGGATTAAAACAGAAGTGGGAAGGTGTTTGCTGGTGCAATCCTCCTTATGGGAGAAATATTGGGAAATGGGTAAAAAAAGCCGCTGAATCAGAGGGGACAGTCGTTTGTCTGCTTCCGGCGAGAACCGATACGAAATGGTTTCATGAGTACATAAACGGAAAGGCAGAAATCCGATTTGTGAAGGGGAGATTAAAATTTGGCGGAAGCAAAAACAGTGCACCGTTCCCGAGCATGATCGTAATTTTCAGACAAGGAGAAAAAGAAGATGGAAGAGTTATATATCAGGATAGCCAATGAAGCAGACCGTACGGCGGTCGCGATCGCATTGATTAAAAACGGGTACATTGTCAGTTTAGGGAAACGAAAGGACGAGAACGGAAAAAATGTAAGCGTTATCGTTTACAAAGAGAAATAAAAGGAGATTTACAGCAATGGAAAAGAGGGTAAAAGCAAGGGAAGACCTGCAAATTGGGAGATGTGATGTAATATATCAAAGTCACACTGGAATTGAAAAGGTTTATAAAGATGTGGCAGTATGCGATGTAGAAATCAAAAAAGGCGAATTTATGCGAGTTGTATATTTTACAATTCCGCAGGATTCAAAAATTATAGGTTATATGCAATAAGACAGAGAGAAATAGGGGGATTTATTATATGATCGAAAAAACATTTGATAAAGCCTATAAAGTTGGAACGCGGGGTGTGTCGCAAGTTGCATTAACCCGTGCTGCAAATCGGCTCATTTCCGAATATAAAGCCGTGTTTGGTGGTTGGGATATACCCGAAGGAATTAAAGAAATTTCGGAAAAAATAAAGAGTTGCGAGGAATCGGACGGGTATGAATACGAACACTCATACGAAAGTAACGGCACGGGTGAAAAGATATACGACAAAGTAAGATACACAGAGGAGTGGCGCGCCAGAACTTTTTGGGATAGCGACGAATACGGCGACCCGATTTATTGCGTAAGTTGGTATTTTTTTTCGTCGGAGTTTTATACAAAGCGTGTCGGCAATCAAACACTACGTGCGTCAACTTATCACGATATAGCAAAAAAGGCAATTCTGGCAAAAGGGAAATATCGTTACTTTTGCACTCATCGTCCGCCTTCGCCCGGAGCAATTCCTAACGGTTTTGTATCCTATGACACTTATTCCCCGGGGCAACGATATATCGGCGAAGTAACCTACAACGAAAAGCCATTAACTGAAGAATTGCAGAATTGGGGGCTTATCATTGATAGAGAATGGGATAAGATTCGTAACGCATATTTAGAAAATGAACTATAAGGAGAAAGGTATGAACAAGATCATTATAATTGGGAATCTGACAAGAGACGTGGAGCTGAACACGACGGGAAGCGGAACTTCTTATGCGCGGTTTTCCATAGCGGTGAGCAGAAGATTCGCAGATGCAGACGGAAACAGAGAGACGGATTTTTTTAACGTAGTCGTATGGAGAGGGCAGGCGGAGAACTGCTATAAGTACCTGCAAAAGGGAAGTAAGGCAGCGATTGTCGGCAGCTTGCAGAACCGGGCTTATGAAGATAAGAACGGAGACAAGCGGACGGTAACGGAAATCATGGCGGAAGAGGTGGAGTTCCTGACGCCGAAAAAGCAGGAAGATCATGAAATGAAAGAAGTTGCAACAAAGCCGCGGCAGATGCGTTTAGAGCCGGAAGAAGAGGATGACCTGCCGTTTTAAGAGTCGAAACGCTGTGAGGCGTCAATCGGGAATGCCCACCCGGTTCTGAAGATGACAGGGCAAAGGAGAAAAAACATGGAAGGCAAGTACATAGTAAGAGGCGACAGAAGCGGCGTATTTTACGGAGAAATTAAAGAACGCAATGGAAAAGAAGTCACTATGACCAATGTCAGGCGGTTGTGGTATTGGGAGGGGGCAAATTCGATTAGTCAGCTTGCTCAATGCGGAACAGTAAGCCCAAAGAATTGCAAATTTACTGTAACCGTTGATGAAATGCTTATATTAGACGCTATCGAGATCGACAAGTGCAGTCAAGAGGCAATTAAATCGATTGAGGCGGTTAAGGAATGGAAAAAGATATAATTGAAAAGTGGATAGTTAATTGGGGCTCTTTCGCTGGCTCCGGATCCGGCGACGGCTCCGGCTCCGGCGACGGCTCCGGCGACGGCTACGGCTGCGGCTCCGGC